CGGAAAGAAACCATGCTTCCTAAGATCGCACAACCGACGTTTACCCTCACCATCCCGAGCTCCAAGAGGGCAGTCCGTTTTCGTCCCTACGTCACAAGGGAAGAAAAAATTCTCCTCATGGCCCAGTCAGGCGGGTCTGAAACTGAGATACTCAACGCAGTCCGAGACGTCGTCCTGGCGTGTGCACAGGAACCACTGATGGTAGAAGACCTGGCGCTCTTCGACCTCGAGTACTTGTTCCTTCGCCTCACTGCGGTATCCGTTGACAACAAAGCCACGGTCACGCTCAAGGATAACGAGGACAAGAAGGTCCGAGAGTTCGTGATCGAACTCGACAAGGTCCCAATGGTCTACGACGAGACCAACGACTCGAAGAAGAAGGTAAAGGTCAACGACACCATTACTCTGACACTCAAGTACCCCCCAGCGACCCTTAGCCAGTCCCTGAAACCTACGGATTCTCAAACAGGCATGGCGCTCACCGTCGTGAAGACGTGCATCGACAAGATCTTCGATGGAGATACGGTCTATTCCATGGATGAAGTCGACGACGCTGAGTTGTCAGAATTCGTGGATGAGTTGCCTAACCACGCCACTAAGAAGATCGGGGAGTACTTCATGAGCCTCCCGCATCTCCTCCACACGATCCACTACGTCAATGACATGGGGACTGAGCGGACGATAAAGCTCACGAGGCTAGAAGATTTTTTTCGCCTGCGCTGAACGGGAATACCCTGGAGAACTACTACAGGACCTTGTTCAGCCTTCTCCACCATCAGAAATGGTCAGTAGCGGAGTTCGAGAACCTCTACCCCTTCGAGAGGGACCTTTACGTCGGGATGCTCATCGATGCCCTCCAGAAGGAAAGCGAAGGCTAGATCCGGAAGACCTGCTGGATGCCGAAGAACGAGTCGTGACCCTCGACCTTAACCAGGACGTTGGTACCATCCTCTAACTCACCTTCCTTGATCTCGGAGACAGGTCCCCTGTGAATCTCCTCATCTGAATCATCCCTGACCAGGACCATGTCTCCGATCTTCAATCCCATCAGACGTATCCCTTGCGTTTCGCCATCTTATCTATGAGCTGCTCCAGGGCGATGGCCACGTTCTTGGAAGTACCGAACATACCTTCGATGACCTCATCGGTATCTTCTTCCTCGCCGTCAACGACCTCGCAGCACGTCATGCGCAGCTGGCCGGTCGTGAGAGTTTCCGATTCGAACCAGCCTCCCTCGGCAAGAAAGCGATCTGCCCATCTTTCTTGGGGCGTGTTCGGACGAGGTCCTGGAACCTCGATCTCAGTCATCCTGCCGTTCGGCGGGGAGTAGTGCTTGAGCGTGATCATGTTCGAGGTCTGTCCTTCTTTTCGATGATGGAGAGCATTCTCTCGGAGTTCTCCAAGTTCTTCGACACCATCATGTGGATGAAGTCGTCAGAGAACTGGAGGTCCGAGATCAGTTTCCTAGCTTCGGAGATGTGCTCCATCGCTTTCTTGACCATCTCGTAGCTAGTCATGTGGTGCTCGAAGCCTCCTCGATGAGGAGGCGCTCCACGAAGTGGATGAATGCCGATCCCAGGACACCGTACAAGAAGACTTCGTTGTCTGTGATCTTCTCATACGAGCCGAATTCCTTCACATAGGCATCTTCCAGTTTCGGATTATACCCACCGTCGTCTTCATCCGAGCGATGCTCGACGTAAAGGGATCCCGCCTTGAGGACCTCATCAGGGGTGAAGTGTCCCTGGTAGTTGAATGCCTTCTCGAGGTACTGCTTCGCGAGTTCCTTGAACATAGTTCTTCCATCCTTGTTTCGATCGGCCCTCAGACAGGTGGTGGATAAGGTCCTTTCCCACACCTCCGACTCTGTAGCGTCGGCACACTATGTTTCCCGTCCCCTCATCGCACCCTTTGCCTTGTACTTCGGAGTGGTGGCTTCCAGGGACTATGACCAAATATGCTACACCTGTCTCAAGGTCGATCTTGAGGTGACCCTATCCTCTTTCGAGAATTAGGTACATAGGCCAGTCGCGATAAATAGCGCATGGCAAGCATCCAACCCCTCATCGGTACCATCAAGGCCTACAAGGTCGAGGAAGACCCCCAGACGGACCTGACTCCGTTCATGGAGGAAAACGAGGGGCATTTCGTCAAGGACGACTACGCCCAGGTCCTGAAGATGATCCCAGGAATTAGCCGAAGGTTGGCCCACGTCGAGAGGAGGGTCATGCACCTCCAATCCGGAGTCGACCAGCTATTTCTCATGGCGAGGAGACAACTGCTCCTGCTCGAGCAATCCCAGGAAGATGCTGGGTTGGCGGCAAGGGACAAATCCGAACCGGTTGAAGAATTCGAAGGAGAAGACAAGCAAGAACAAAAACGTAAACCCGGTGTCGTCAATGAGTTGTCGGACGCAGCAGGTATAGCTGCTGCCGTGACTCTCGGTCTAGTCCCGGTCCTACTGGGAGCATTGCCTCAGGTCGTCTCTACGCTTGCATCCAACGGCAAACTCGGTATGGACGCCGTCGATCTCGGTAAGGAGCTAGCCGGGCAAGGTGTTCGCATGGCAGGCAGGGTCGTGCATGGTGTAGAAGGTATCGCTGGATTCGCCAAGCGCATGTTCGGGTTCGGCGGAAAAGCTGCTGCTGAAGGAGGGGAAGAAGCTGCTGAGAAAGGCGGCGCCAAGCTGCTCGGTCGTGTTGGCATAGGTGCCGCAAAGGGGATATTCAAGGCGTTGCCGTTCGTGGGCTCCTTGTTCTCATTCTGGTCTGCATATCACCGTGTCCAGGAAGGCGACTACACTGGTGCCATCATGGACGTAGGCACCGGTCTGCTTGACCTGACTGGACTCGGCTCCATAGCGGCAGTCGGTCTCACGACACTCAACGCACTTCGAGACGCCACTGACGGTGGACCTGACCTTGGGATCAACGGAAGCATCGGTGCTCTTCCAAAGAAGATCGCAGACTACGTCTCGAAGTTGCCTGGTTTCGATTCCATTAAGGACATCGCCGGAGGCATGCTCCTTGCTACGGTCCATCCCCTCGATGGGGCGGTCAGGATAGCCAAGGGCGTATCGAAGATCTATGGGTCTGCAGAGAAGTGGTGGGAAGACGAAAAGCCCAAGGACATCGGTCAATGGATGAGCGACATCATCAAGTCGACCATCTCATGGATGAAGTCCAACCCCCTCTTCACGTCTTTCATGAAGTTCGTACAGGGAGTCGGTCTGCTAGCCACAGGTGACTTCGGAAACGGCGTCAAGATGATGTCTACGGGTACGAGCGAGTTCTTCAGCCACCTGAACGACTCGGTATCCCAGACCTTGTATCAGGCAGTCGGTGGGCAGGGTCACTATGGGACTTCGCATCAATCTCCTGGCACCAATGAAGGAAAAACGGAGCACGGGCGCGTCGGCTCAGAGCCGGAGACCAGATACGGAGTCGCACAGCCGATCACCTATAGGGGTGCAGACGGCAAGGTTGAACAGAAGATCGGCGGTACTGCCGCATGGCGAGATAACAATCCTGGAAACATCGTCTATGGTCCCTTCGCAAAGGCGCACGGTGCCATCGGCTTCCAGGTCCTGGGTGGCGACGGCAACAGGAACGCCATATTTCCCACCATGGAAGCAGGCGAAGCTGCCCAGAGGGATCTCCTCTTCAAAGGCAAGTACAGCAACAGGATGATCTCTGAACTCAACGACGGGCCTGGAGCCTATGCCGCCGCCCATCCGGCCGGATACACCGAGGCGTTGGTGAAAGCCGTAGGACGAAACGCCAGGCTAGGGGATCTAAACAAGGAAGAGCAGGACAGGTTCATCCGTCAGATCCACCAGAACGAAGGCATCAGACCTGGTGTAACCCGGGTCGACGATTCCGAAACGAGGACTGCCGCTCAGTCTAGGATCCCTCCTAAAACCCACGCCGTGGCTGTCCTGAATACGGCGAAGCCCAAGGCCGACGCCGCCAAGATCCAGACCCCGGCGAAGAAACCGGTCAGGATGGCTGAAGCCGATCCACCCAAGGCATCCCCAATTGTAAATATCTTTGGCGACAAGAGCGAAGGCCAGCAGCACGGTCCTGACTACGTCCCCAGTCCCTCGGACAACCGGGGTGGACAGGACTACTTGATGTACTTCGATGCCGTCAACCACGGGAGCATGACTCCCAATGCAGGAAGTCTGTGATGTTTGAGTTCAAGGGTGTGAAGAAGTACTTCGGAGAGATCTTCAAGGACGTGGACGGAAAGTTCTCGTCCAAGCGCACCGTCGTAGCCGTCGCCGTCATCCTCCTGACCGTCATCTCCGTCGGAAACCTGATCTACGGTCTGAAGTTCGAACTGGCTATCCTGGACACCCTGAAGTACATCATCATGACCGGACTGGGGCTAGCCGGCTCCGAGAAGTTCACCGGTCGTGAGCAGAAAGACTGCACCCCTCCCACAGACCCCAAGCCTAAAAGCTAACGGTCTTCAGAGGCGGCCCGCCGGCTGCGGCGTCGAACACCGCAACGGTCAGGCTCCCGCCGTAACATGCACCGGTATCGATGCCGCTCGAGTTCTGCTTTAGCAGAGGCTTCTTGAACGGGGTATGTCCGTAGACGACGTGTTTCGTCAGGAGTTCGTCGAACTCATTCCAGCGACGGGTCCACATCAGCACCTCTTCCTTCTGTTGGTCCAGAGGGAACATGGGGTCGACGCCGGCGTGAACGAAGAGGTACTTCTCCGTGTCGTAACGGACAGGCAAGGCCTTTAGCCAGGCGACATGCTCCTTCAGGATCTCGCCGTGTCCTTCGTATGAATTAAGGGTCTGAGTCCCACCGTTTGGCAGCCACCATGGACATTGGGATCCATCGCTCTCGATGAACGTCACCATCATGTCCTCGTGGTTTCCCTTGATGGCGTGGTAGTGGGAAAACGAATCTGTCAAGTGCTTTACGAGTTCCACGACCTCCCGAGACTCCTGACTTCGATCGACGTAGTCGCCAAGGAACACCACGCTGAAGGGGAGCATGTGTTCCTTGGCGTCTTCGCGTATGAAATTGAGAGCGTCGAGTAAGTTCTTTAGCATGCCATGGATGTCTCCGATGGCGTATATCCTACCGACGCTCTCCACTTCTTACTCCTCGTCTGAGATGGAGGCGAAGATCTTCTTCATCTCATCTTCATCCGGATCCGGCACGGCCGAGACACGTCCTACACCGGAACTCACCTCATTTACACCCATGGAGACTGCGGGGGTAGGACGAGGTGCGGCTGCCTTGGTTTCAGGAGCCGCCGCCGACTGCAGGCCAGCCGCGGTGTTGCCCTTCGAGTCGAAACCCAGCACCTTGTGGAGCTGCTTCTGCAGTTCCTCGTAGGACTTGTAGTTTTCGGGAGCCAGGAAAGGACGGAGCTTGTACTCGCTTTTCCAGATAGCTTCCAGGGTTTCGTCCGACCCGGGGATCGGTCCCGGGCTATCGAAGGACGAACGGTCATACTTGGTCCAGCCGCCCTGACCTTTGTACACGATCATTCGGAAGTTGGCGCCTTCCCACATGTTGAAGGGATTGATCCCAACCTTCGTGCCGAGACCATCTTCGGGAGGAGCGATCAAGTCGTTCAGCATGTCGAAGATGATCTTTCCGAACTTGAAGAGGAAGACCTTACCTTCGTTCTCTGGGTTGGCTGGATCCTTCACGACCAGGATGTTGGCGATGAAGGTGAGCTTGCGTTTCTGGGCACGAACCTGCTTGCGGGCCGGGCTCTCGTCGTCGTCGGATGTCTTCCAGAGAGCGGAATTGAACTCCGCCACTGGATCGTCCTCGCCGATACTGGTCCTGGAGTTCTCCATGTACCAGAGCCCGGTCTTGCCCTTGAAGCCGTGGACCCACATGCGGATGAAGGGTTCATCCTCGCCTTCCGGCGCCGGCAGGAAGCGGATCAGGGCCGAACCGTTGCCCTGCTTGTCGAGCTGGGGATACCAGAACCGTTCGTCGTTCTTGTATTCCTTGGAGTTGAGTTTCTCGACGTGTTTGGTGAGTTTCTCAAGGTCGGCGGTGCGCGAGCGCTTGAGGTCTGCGAAAGAAGACATTTCTTGTTTCCCGTGTGTGTTGTGTTGTCGATATGCACTTATGCACGGTATTTAAGTGCCGGTACGGCGACCCCACATCTCGAGAAGGGCTGTCTTGGCCTTGGCCATATCGACCTTCAGGAAACCGTCGTACTTTTCGATCCTGGTCCTCAACTCACACCAGACAGGATCGTTGGCTAGCCTGGCCTCCCATCGTTCACGGAGCCCGAACAACCTGTCGAGAACTACCAGGGTCTCTATGCTGAGTTCACCGGAGAGCGTCTTGAAGACGACCAGAGGGTGTTGGCGCTTCCCGAACAGGAAGAGCTTCGATGGGGTGTTGTCGTCTCCTAGCTTCTCTAACTCGATGACTATCTCACGGGAGAAGGAATCGATGCGACCTCGCCTCTTGGCGTGCTCCTTCTCCATAGTCGGGTTCGTGACTATCGAACCGACCCATGCCTTGGGGTCGGTGAGGAACACCGTGACGAGGTAATCAACAAGGTCGAGGGGATGTTTCTTGGCGAGACGCTCGAAGTGCATCCTGTCCCTCCTGGCCTCGTAGGAGCTGGGGGAGAAGTTGACCTTCCCGTTGTATCGGTGGTAGTCGTACCCGTTCCCGGTGAAGTGCCTCTTCACCGCCAGGTAGGTTCGGTAAGCCTCGAAGCCGTTCACAGGACGGGAAGCCTGCTGGTCTTCTTGATGAAGTTGAGGCTCTCGGCTTCGATCTGGAGCTTGCCCTTGAGGTTCGAGTTCATTCGGATAGCCGAAGCCACGGTCTCGAACTCAAGGTTGTTCTCGTTGCAGTAGATGATGGTGGCGTCGATATAGCTGACGTCTTTCATCCACACGATGTCTTCGATAGATTTTGAGAGGTCGGAAGGCGTCCGAACCTTTGGTTCGGGCTTCTCAGTCTGCATGGCGTAGATGTCCTAGAGGTTCACGATCTGTTTATGCGCCAGACCGACGAACCCCTGGACAAATGGGAGAAAAATTATCGTTGCGGATAAGAGACCGAGAAGCTTACCCTGTTGCAGAGGAGCCGTTGAGCCCGACTGGGCACGTGATCCTTGGGCAATGGTAAGAGATCGGGCCGAGGTCGAGAGAAAGTCCGCACTTCGTGCATTTCTGTGGTGGTTCGACAGGAGCCGAAGACGTGCCGTCATACGGTCTGGAAAAGTTATCCCTCCACCGCCGGACTCCGAGGTCGTCGTAGACCCAGAGTCTCTTGGCTGGATCTAGTTCTTCAGGCTGCAAGTCGTTGTTCTTCTCTGTTCCCGTCATACCTGACCCTCGATGTCTGTATCTCAACCTTACCCCAGAATTCCTGGGACCAGGACTTCGTGGAGTTCAACCTCGCCTCTCTGGCCAGAGCCATCCTTCGCAGGCGAGAATCGTCTTCCCTGTAGTTATGCGTCACTTCGCATCGCACTGCCCAGTCTGAGGTGAGATCCATCTTAGGTTGTCTTGATCCCATGTCCAACTTGCTGAAAGCCCCTTCGGACGAACCGGTTCCGACCATCCGTGGGCTTTCATATCTCCCAACGCGGATTCTGAAGCCCTCCAGCCGTTTGGAGAATCCCTGTGCCAGCCCATGCAGAGTGATCCCAAGCAAGGCTTTGGCCCTCCTACCGTACCGATAGTTTTCCAACATGTGTGCTCCTTGGCGTCGTTCTCCAATACAGACTGCATCAGTCACCTGAGTGGAAGATACAGTAGGCCACGCCGTGGTTGACGGCACGGCATTCTGAGTACTCCCAATATCGGTAGCTGCCTACCGCGAGGATGATGACCGCTGCCGCAACCAGGGCTATAGTTGTTTCTTTCATCTGCGAGCACTCCTTGCGTGGTTGAAGACGAACGTGTTGATGGCTGCACAGAGTTTCTGTGCCTCATCGGGAGACAGGCCCGGAAAAAGAGGACTGACCGAGAACCAGACTTCACCAGTTTCCTCGTTGCCGAGGACAGCGAAATGTTTCTTGGCGTCGCCCTCATCCGTAATTCTGTAGAGGTCTTTCAGAGGCATGACAGTTTCCTTTCCAATGAAAGGATACTACCCTGAGATGAGCCGGTCGTAAACAGCTCTATTCGGACTCGGGGCCGTTCTTCTTGGCGACTTTCCGGACGTTCTTGAAGTGGTCCCGGTAGGAGAAGTCGGCTGGGAGCTTCTCGAACTGGACAGGTTCCTGGTTCACGGCGCCGTGCTTTCGGACCCAGAGCTCATGGTTGCCAGCCGTGTAGTAACGGACGTCGTCCGTCTCCCCCTTGGAGAAGACCTTGTCCTTGGGGTCACGTTTCCCGGTGAACTTGAGGCCGGTGACCGGGCCGAAGCGGAAGAGCTTCTTATATCCCGGCATCAGGGCCTCGTTCACGAACGTCTTGAAGTCCTTCATCCGGTATTTATGTAGAGATCCGGGTTCCAAGACCGGCCAGCATCATCTTTTCACTTCACAGATGACCGGCCCCATCAAATCCCAGGCGTGACGCGAGGCATATTTGGTAGCACCGTTGCGGATTATTTTATTCCACGCCCGAGATGCTGCAGAAGCGGTCTTAAACTGCTGGCCTCGTTTAAGACCTGCACGTGTCTTCCAAAATATGTATTGCATGGTTTATCCTCTTATGTCTAAAGTAGGTTGTAACGTTTCAATCCAAACGGAGTGAGGACGACGTACGTAACGATCGTATCGAACCCATCGAACGGCACGACCCCACGGCTTACGACGATCTTTGGAAGCAACCCGCCTCCGTACATCTTTCCGATGCGTTCTAACTTCGTGCTTCGGATGAAGGTCATGTATGGATCTCCTCTTATCAGAAGACCGTACTACGCCGTCGAAATTATGTACACTAAGAAGGGGATTGGACGATCTTGAGGAAGACCGTCCGTCGATGGTTCTTGACGGTGGTCTCGTACGGGAGCTCCGTTCCTACCGGAAGCTCCAGGATGATGGCCTCCATGGTCTTACCTCCTAGTATGTCGGCGTCCTCAAGACGGGTAGGGGTGTTGTTCAGGAAGTGGCAGTCTAGCCTGACCTCCCGGTTCGTTGGGTTGGTTTCCTGGACGATGGCTGTCCAGGTCGGATCGGCACCGATGTAGACCTCGTAACGAGGAGATCTCGAGTTATGGCTGGGGTCTGGACGCTTCTTCTCTGGGAGAACCTTGAGGACGTCGTACGCAGCCGTGTACCGCATGAAGACGTTGGGGTCGCCGTTCCTATCAGGATGGTGCTTCATGGCGAAGGCCCTGTAGACCTTCTTCAACTCCTCAAGCGTGACGTACTGATCGACTCCGAGGAATCGTCTGGCTTCGGCAGGGTTCATGCGCTATCTATGCGCGGTTACCAGGAGCGATCGGAAGCCGTGTCTTCGTCGTGACGGGTGACCGCCGATAGGGCCTTAGCTCGCCGGTTTTTTTCATCCGCTTCGCTCTCGGCAGAACCGATGTACTTGGTGTAAGTACTGGTGATGCTGGGAGAATAGTCGAAGTTTCCAGAAGTACCCTTGGTGTTCACGTACCTTCCGCGAATCGCGTGCTCGCCACGGCGTTCCTCGTGGTGCATGTGGACCAGGGAAGTGTGGCCGTTCCCGTGGCTCTTCATCCAGGTCTGTCGGTCTCCAACCTCGTTCTGCTTGTGGTATCCAAGCTTCGAGAGGTGTTCAGCGGCATCTTCCTTGAACTTGTTGGCGTGAGCCATCTGAGCTCCGGAATATGCCATCTCACGTGTGGGAAGCTCGAGATCATATCTCGCGTCGGCGGCATCTCTCTGGATGCCCTTCTTGGTTTCTACGGCGCCGGTGATGGCTTTGCCGAGACGATTGACCCCTCGCCTGGAGAGGGTGGCACCTTCAGCGATATAACGTTCGGTGCGAAGGGGGTTACCCTTGAAGGCCTTGTCGAGGTAGTCCTTGTATTCGTCGGCCATGGGGGCTCCTGTATAGCTCCCATATTTATCGTCTACCGAGTCTTCATGCTCCCGGGCTTCCTAAAGGCGCTCTCGGCCTTGGGATCCCTGTTGACCGTGGCGGCGTGGTCTTTCAACCGGACGGCCAGGCGCTTCCGGGCCTTCCTGAGCTTCTTGGATACCGGTTCCCCGTTGGGTCCGATCCTGGGCAGCTCGGACTTGTAACCGGTTCGGCCGGTCTGGTGCGTACCGATCCTCTTCTTGTCGGCCACCATGTCCTGGGCCCTTCTCTGCATGTCATGAATCCACGTCATGGATCATCTCCTCCGATCGGTGTGGGTTTGCTGTGGAACTCATCAGTGAAGAAGATGGCTCCGATGTATCCTTCAGGTCCAAACATCGCCCAGGCAGTCCTATACGCGTCCTCGAGGTTATCTGATGTCAGCCTCAGGTACATGATGGGAGATTTCTTGGTTTCTTTCCACCCTATGTAGTAGGTCGGATGTAGGGCCTTCATGCCGCAACCCTCCTCTCTGCATGGTACGAAGCATAGAACTTCAGGGCTGGGATGATGAAGTCCTTCGTATCCCGAACGAAGCACTTCGGCTGTCCGTTCTCCACTGCGATGATGATGGCTAGCTGTGGCCAGTCGAGCCCGGTCCTTTCTTCAGCCATCATGGAGTACGCCACAGTCTGGTAGAAGTACGAGAGGATGTCCTCCTCGAGCTTCTCGCCGTTGCTCGTCTTGAAGTCGACGATGGTCCTCCTGCCTCTGAGCACCCCAGCCCCGTCCATGGAACCGCCCAGCTTGAGGCGATCTGAGTACGACCTGGATTCCACTCCATGCCAGACGTCGAACTCGTCGACGTACCTCTGGACTTGGATGAAGTAGGAAAGGGTAATGGGATCCGTATCCAGGGGCCTGTTTAGGACGTAGTTCTCCAAGGCCTTATGGAGGCGTTCTCCTCGACGGGCTGCCCGCTTCATCTGCCGATCGGCTTCTTCCTCACCGATCCTCGCCCGCCAGGACTGTAGCCACGGTTTAGGCATCGTGCCGAGTGCCGTCGTTACGGACGGATAGCGACGGCCTTCAGGCGTGAGGTAGAACCTGCCATCTAGAGTATCCTCCCTTACGGCGAGGTTAGCCAGACCTGGCAGAAAGTCATGTGCGTGTGTCTTCAGAAGCATGTCGTTCCCGTGCTAGTATGTATTCCCGCACGAGCTCTCCGCGCACGATGTCATCCACCCCAAAGTCGATCCTGGTGAAAGACTTCATTCTAGCTGCGATGGACACGAACCTGGCATATCCGGATTCCTCCTTTCGGAGGTCCTTCTGGCCAAAGTCACCACAGAACACCACGGAGCATCCCTCGCCGAGGCGCGTCATGACGGAGTGGATCTCGTGGTCGCTCATGTTCTGCATCTCATCCACCAGCACCAGAGAGTCAGTGATCGTCGTGCCACGGACATATGAAGTGGTAACGAAGTCTATCATCTCCTTGGTCCTGAGGACGTCGTAGGCATCCCCTCGGCCGTAGATCTCCGAGCACATAGCTCTGTACGGTATCTCGTATGCCCTCTGTTTATCGGCGATATTTCCGGGAAGGAAGCCTATGTCCCTGGTTGGGACTGCCGACCTGACGATGATTACTTTTTTGAAGCGCTTCTCCTCGACGGCCTTGAGGCCGAGATAGATGGAGACGAAAGTCTTG